CTGCGTCCCGACCTTTTCGCCCAGCGCCATGAGCTGGCGCTCCAGCTCATGCAGCCCTTCAACCTTCATGTGAATCATGAGGAGTCCTCATAAAAATAAAGTATAAAGTCGCGGTTAATCCTGTACTGGATCTGATTACTGGTAAGGGTGGTTTTGTCCTGAAGGATATTGCCGCGCTGAACATACTGAACCGGATATCCCTCAAGCTCGCCGTGGACGATGCTTTTCCAGAGAGACCAAATAGCCTTATCCAGCTGGACCAGACTGGTATAATCATCCACTTTATACATAGAGATTTGGAAGCGTCCGGCGATCAGCCCCGTTCGCACCATTCCAGTTTCAATTTCAGGATCCGAAATTCGCTGAAAAGTAATACCGCTTTGCTCGCTGTCTGGAAGAAGAAGAGGATAAACAGCCATCCCGGACAGACGCTCAAGCGAGGTTTTAATTGCTTGCTCTATCATGACGACCATCTCTTTCAGCCTTTATTTCAACCCGGTCGGACTGGCTGCGGTCAACGGCAACCACGGTGAACAATTCATCTTTCCACCGCAATTTCCAGTCAATATCAACATCCTGACGGGGCCGGATAGTAAAAAGCCAGGTTTCAACAACCTGCTTTTGATCCAGCGTGCGTATTTTCCGATTCGATTTAACCTCTGCTTTAGCCCAGACAGTAGCAATATCGATAACGCCTCCGGGGATCACCTCACCAAGCTGTCCGCTCAGCGTTTCCTGACGCTGCAACGTAACCCGCTTATTAAGCTCCCCGGCCTGTAACGACGCCATACGCTCTCCTTTCAGATAATGGTTGGCCGTCGAAGATCGTAGATAAGCATCGTGACGGAATACGGAAGTTCACCCTGCTTTAGTTTGTCCTCCTCCTCTCCGCCCCGGTTGCGGTCCAGCCAGCCCAGCAGCATTAGCAGAGCCGTCTGGGTCCGACGCAGAGGTTCGCCTTCAATCAGATCTCCGCTGGGTTTGACGATTTGGTCGCGGCTTCCCTGAACGTAAGCGAGAATAGCAGCGCTGCCAGCCTGAATTTTCATGGTCAGATCGGCATTGCCGGCGTCCTCATCGGCGTCAATACGCAGGTGCTCTTTCGCCTGTTCAAGAGTGACAAGTTCAATCACGTTTTATCCCTCCCGTCCCGACCGCGCTTGGTCGCGAGCGTCCAGCCTTTTGAGCCAGTTTCGCCAGGCTTGTCCTGTGTCTGTTCGTCGCAGTGCCAGAGCGAACCGCCCCACGTTACCGTATCGCCAGGCCGGTACTCATGACCGGATTTGAACACGCCCTTATAAATCATGACCGGTACGTCAAACGTTTTGGTTTCGCTGCTGCCGCTTGTCCGGTTAACCGTTAAGGTGAAACAACGCTGATCGGAGCGTTCCACTTCCACGCCTGCCACACCATCAACTACACATTCCCAGCCGCGCATGCCGTGCGTTTTCTCGTAAGATCGCCAGAGGCCGCCTTTATGCGTTGCATAAGAGCCGCGCGGGTAACTTTTCCCTTCGTCAATGGATGGTAGGATTTCGAGCGCCAGCGCGTCGCGGCCATCTTCCCCATCCCTGCCGGGCTCTGCCGGAGGGATAGCAGCGACAGCCTCGCCTAAGAGCGCTTTTACATCAGGTAAAACCGGCATTGCTGCAGCAACGAGTTCCTCCAGCATCGGCTTCACATCTTCAGCTGTAACGCTTTTTCCGTCCTGCGGAACAGGGATAGAAAGGAACGCATCACTCACCGCCTCATCCACCGCCTGCTTCAGCAACGCCGGATCATAATCTTTACCGTCTTTTGGTGTCGGTATAGCACTGAACGCTTTATCGACCATCTCCTGCAGCATCGGCTGAACGTCGTCTGGAGTCAGGCTTTTGCCGTCCTGGGGAGGCGGGAGAGCGGCGACTGCTTCCCTGACCATGGAGGTAATGTCTGGCAACTGCGGTAATTCAGGTGTGGAAAGTTCCGCCACAGCGCTTGCCACCATGGCGGAAAAGTCAGGCAACGGACTGTCTTTTATTTCTGCGATGGTTTCAGCAAGCTGGCTCAGCTTATTTTCAAAGGACTCGCTTTGCGCCTGAAGGCTTCTGCTGAATCCCTCACGAATTTCAGCGAGCACCTGACCAAATTCCTCACCCAGTACCTTTATCAGGGATAATTCGCGTTCGTTCATTTGATAAGTAATCCTCTGATCATGGCTTTGGCCGCTGATTGCTCTGCATCAGACAGCGCTTTACCTTCATCACTGGCTGTTGATGGCGGCGATGACTGGCTGGATTTACCAAAGGGATCGTCTGAGGCATCACGGCGAGCCAGTGCGCCCAGACTAAAGTTCTGCTGTTGCAGGTACAGCTCATCGCCGCCAGTGACCGGAGGCAGATTTTCACTGCGCCGGGCCTCATTCGGGGTGAGAATAGTGTTTTTTACACCTTCCCCCAGCGTTTTGATCCGGCGTTCGCTGTCCATACGCAGAAGCGCGCTCACATCAAACTCGGTGCCGGTACCATCTTCAAGTTCAAACGCTTCATCCAGCAGCAGCTCGATCGACTCAATCAGCGCCTGCAGGCACTGCGAGTAATACTGCTGCTCGAGCGCCTCGATGTTGTCATAAGAAGGAAGTTCACCGATCCCGGCTTTGTATGCCGGGACATGAAATGCCGAGCAAACGATTTTGGCTGACATCTGGAGTTGCTCGACCATCTTCGCATCATCAGCAGACATAGAGACCGCGTTGTACTTGGCACCATTGCTCAGCAGGCCCGTTTTTCCCGCATTTTCCCCGCTGTAGCCCGTCTCCCAGTCGGTTTTGAGTTTCCGCGCATTCTCCTCGGTGATGTTGCCAGGCACTTCAATAACCCCGCTTGGCTTGCTGCCGTTGCGGAAAAAGGAAGCTGAGTTTTGCTGAATATGATGGCCCTGCATCGCAGCCAGCCCGGCAGCGTAGATGGGTGAAAGTCCTACAAGCGGATGAAACAGACAGTTGAAACGGTCATGAATAACCTCACGCGCCGGAACGGTGACCGATGATTCCACGCCCGACAAGTTATCAGGGTTAATCTGGTAAAAAACGGAGCCATCGTCCGCCACCAGTGGCGTCACTTTGCTCCAGTCCAGAATGCGAAGCTCTGTGATTTCGCCGCGGGTATTACGGATCTTCAGGGCAATGGTATTGCCGTGGCATAGCTTCGAGTTAAGCCAGCATTCAAAAAACTGAATGCGATTCTGGAATGCATTGGGGCGCCTGTAAATCGCTGCGACTTTACCGCTGCTGCTTTCTTTCCAGATACCCTTTGAATCACGGCGCATCATTCGCAGCGGCATCTTGGCAATATCACTGGCAATAAGCGATATGCAGGAGAACACAGCGTGGAAGGAAAGCACGGTGTTCTGATTAATTTCGAGGTTACGCTGCCAGGCCCCGGCAAAGGGTTCACGGACAAAACTTAACAGTGAGGTCCAGGCGCCCTGGCTGGCGGGTTGTTGCAGCGCCTTCTCTTTTTTCCGGAAAGGGTTCCACATCAGCCATTCCCCGCATTATTTTTCTTTTTTCCGCCACCAGCGCGCTTTCCGCCGGTGTACTCAGCCTTGCCCAGCAACACCAGCACCCTCGCACACTGGTCATCCACGTTTTTTTCATCACCGGGCATGGAGTCATGCGTGCGTTGCAGATACCTGATTTTAGCCATGCAAAATGGCGGGGCTTCCCCCGCCCTCCTGAGTTGATTAGCTGGTCTGGGTGGTGCCGTAGTTCACGCCGGAAATTACCGCAACGGCAGCAGTACGGCGGCGCTTCCAGTTGATCCAGCGCTCGGCGCGGATAGCCACGCTGTTGGTCTGGAACATAGAAACCAGCTCGGTACCCGTGCCGTTTACGCTGTCCCCGGTCGGATCGCTCTGCATTTCGAGTGACGCTTCACGTGACATATCCACTGCAACACCACCGTCATCGGCCAGATAAATATCCGGCGCGTTCACCAGCACCAGTTGGTTACCGACGTACTGGGAAACGATAACCGGCAGTCCCTGGAAGGTACCGCCCAGCAGCGTCATTTCGGGGTACTCTTTCTGTCCCAGCGCGTTTTTAC